ACTGCTTGTAGTGCAGGGTAGCTCAATTTTGTTTGACCGTGAAGAGTAGCCGCACCACCGTTTACTGCCGACAATAAAGCCGAGCGAGCAGACAAGAAGTTTGATGTTGGAACACCAGCCGCGTCTAATACTCCGTCATGAAATAACTGAGAAATATCTAAAACAGTGTAAACTGATAGGTCGACAAAAAGTCCACCGCGAGTAGCTGAGAAAGTTACTTCGTTAGTGTCGATGTTGATAGCCGTAACGTAAACAACGATCTTAGGTTGAGTAGTAGAAATCAACTCAGATTTTTGTCCGATTTGGAAACGATCTACTTTATCAACAACTAAAATACCTGTAGCTGCGTTTGTTGCATCTAATACTGTTGCGAAGTGTGGTCCACAAAGTAAGTTGATAGAAACTTGCATCTTCATTTCGTTCATGAAATCTTCAACTTGATCTGGTAAAATTCTTAAGAATGATTGCTCATTGATCTTACCATCGTGTTGCATGATATCAGTTTCATTGAAGATTAATGATCCCCAAACTTCTTTGTAACCAGAGATTTTTCCACGCACGTAGTTGTACTCAGAAATATCGCCTTGAGCTGTTAATCCACCAAACTTCACAGATGAAGCCGATGCACCTTGGAATGGAACGATAATATCGCCGCCTTTCCAGTTATTGTCTTTTTGGATTTCGTTTAAATAGAAATCGCGTTTGATAAGTTCATCTTTGAACAAATCGTTAGGTAGGTACTCATTTAACATTGTTTGAAAACTTCTTGTAGTAGACATATTTTTAATTCCTTGAGCAATTAAGCTCTATTTTATGTCAGGCTCTTATCCGTGGCCTGTACTAAACGCTTTTGTTTGTAATGCTTTCAAATCCTCAATGGATCTGACTTTTTGTGCGACAGGAGAAACCCCTGTGCCTTGGACTCTTGGTAATGTCTCTTTTCTCTGCGCTTGTTCTCCGCTGCTTGCGGGTACTTGAGACATAGATGCTGCCTGACTTGGCTGCGGAGTCAAACCAAAGGTTTGAATGAAACTTTGAACAACATTTTGGACTGGTATGTCTTGTCCTGCTAGACGAGACTGCGTCATTCCGTGTTGTATAATAGCTTGTGCAAATGCGCCTTGCTTTCCAGCTCTAGCGTCAAATGATTGGGCTACCGACAGAACATCTGGCTTTGAAAGGGCTGTTTGAAACTCATTTTGGAAAACACTGGCTTCTTGTTGTTCCTTGTAAGCTTTTAACTGCTCGTTCTCTAGTGCAATACTAGCGTGTTGCCCTTTGAATTGTAACTCCTTGTCGATTTGCTGACGCTTCTCTTGAGGTGCTTCCAAATATTCAAGTCTTTTAACAGCGTATTCAAGAACTTGCTCGTCAGTCAAATTAAAAGTTTTGAAAAATGAACCTAAGTCTTGGTTTTTCAAGTGCTGGCCCACTAATTTTAGGTCATTTGTGATAGCTTGAAACTGAGGTTTAATTGTAGCTAATTCGCTCTTTGTACTCTCATATTTAGGCTTAACATAGTCTAAACCATAAGCTTTCTCATACAATTCTTTGATTTTCTTCTGAGTATCCGCATCTTTGATAACAGGACGCAAAAATTCATCAAATTCCTTCTCTTCGTCCATCACTTTGAACTTGAAATCTGGTTGAAAGGCTTGAATCTGCGCCTCTGTGTCAGAAATCTGTTGTTCTGTGGTCGTAGGTGCTGCCGACTCCGTAGATACTGCCGCTTCCTGTGTGTTCTCTGTACTAGTTGACGCTTGCGCTACTGTTTCCTGGTCCATTTATCGCTCTCTTTCACCCTTGCTGGGGTAGTTTGTTTATTCGTTCCTGTAACTGATTAGCTTGAGGCACAGCTTGTTGCTGCGATCTCATGTTACTCACTAAATCATCAAGCACACCTTGTCGTTGCTGTGCTAAAGCCTCTTGCGTAGAACCTTGTTGGTTTAATCTCTCAACTAACCATTGCAAAGACTCCGCTGGTACAGAGGCGCGTACTTGTTTTAAAGGATCTTTTGGGTCGGGGACCCAGAGATCAGCTCTCACTAAAGATCCACCGCTTGGGATGAACTGACTATTCAACGCCGCAGTATCCTGGATCTTCTTTTGTATTAATTGTTGGTATTGACCAACGACTTGCTGGTAAATACCTTGAACATTCGGAGGCAAAAATTGAAAGTCTGACTGACTCATGCGAGCTGTAAACTTACTCACTGGATAATTCGGATCTTTGTATTTATACATAGCGACGAGTGGGACTTGTCCACGGTCCATAGCTAAAATATCATTCGTAGAATTATCATATTCTGTAGTGAAGTCGTTAAACATCTGCTCTTTATTTAAGTACGGATCAAGGCGTAGGAACTTCCCAAGGTCTTCCTTCTGTAAATTACCAGAAGAATACTGAATGTATCTATCAATAGACATCTTCTTACCGAGACGTGTTTCTAAGTCCTCACCTTGTGGCTCTAACTTAATTTGATAGCAAAGTTTTTGCTGATTCTTAAACTCTGGAATGTTGAGCTGCTCACCCGTGCCAATATCATAAAGAAGCGTATCATCTTCAACAAAGGCGCGATAAGTATCTAAAGCAAGCTCTGTGACCTCTGTAATAAAACGCTCAAATCTTGCAGTATGTAGCGAGAAATGTGTCTTCCATTTGCTCGACGTAAACATCAAAGCATAAGGATCAATCGCCGTTGGGCTTGACATATCCATCTCTTCCGATAACATCGCGACCGAATACATCTCCTGCACCATTTGGTTAGCATATCCGAGGTACTGCTCACCAGTACGCCCAGGAATAACCATAGGGCTTTGGCCAGTGACAGATATAGCGCGAATACCTGCCATCGTACCACCGGCAGACATCTTCCCACCATGGCTCAATACAAGCTTATCATCCCCTAGTGTGATCTGATGTTCTGCCATCTTAGATCCCACGCGGTTTAACTCCACTTGATACGGCTTTAATTGCTTAATATGCGAACGACCACGAGGGTGTGTTGAGAATTTATCAAATAAACAGTAACGGATCGGAAATAGTCCTTCCGGAAGCTCGCCCTCTTCTAATATCCCGTTCAAGGTCCACATATAATAGTACCCTTTTGGATACTGGAAACACGGGCGATAATATACTTCATTAACAAGAACCGTATCTTTTGAATCTTTAAACCCTGAGTCATCGAACACTAGAAATGTGTACTTTCCGTCGGGCTTCACTGTTTTTAATTTATCCGGATCATTTTTGTACTTCTCTTCTAAAATTGCAGAAGATACCATTTTTTGATGACCAAGCCACTCAGCCGAGTCAAGATTTTTCGCACTCTTCGGACGAAACATATCAAACCCGTAAATCTCTTCAAACTCTAAATCCCCAGTCCAAAGATGCTCTTCCCCAACTACCTCGCCAAGCTCATTCATGACAGGCTGCTTAGTTTTGAAAGTACCTTTCTCCCAGTCCCACACTACTTTAACAAACACTTCCCCGTGTCCTGAGTAGCTACTCGCCCACGTCTGAATTTTATCCGCAAGTTTATGGCGGTATTTAATACCATTCCAAACAGAACCAGCAAGCTCCGCCGCTTTTTGATCCTTCAACTCTTTCTCATTCTGCGGACCAATCGAAGTCCCAGGTGCTACAGAGACAAGTTTGTTAACGTAGCTCTTATGTATTCGAGAAATATGATTTCTCGTTAAACGAATCTTCTGGTCATTGTCTAGCTGCGTGTTCTCGCGAACGTGCGTAAGCCACTTCCAATTTTTTTTATTGTAGTGCTCACCAGAAATTAATAATATATTTGATCGTTGCTCTGCGTAAACTTCTTTATCCACAGCAACACCGTCATCACGCATCTTGTTCAAGTCAGCAAGCTTTTTGCTACTCTCCATCTATCACTCCTTGATAAGCCCTTCTATTAGAGCATCTTCATAAGCAACAGGATCTAAATGCCTCATCTCGTCCAACTCGCTGTCCTTGTCGAGTTGTTCCAACGCTTCTTTGTCTTTTTTAGATAAAGGTAACTTTTTGTTCCCATCGAGTTCATTTTTAGTCTTAAATACAACCTTTAAAGAACCTATTGATTCATTATATTCAACAGACTCCAATCCAATCTTGTCAGCCACTCTACCTAACATCAACAATTTTTTTTCAAGCTGGTCTTGTTTTGTCTTCGCCATTTAATTATACTCCTCATTCCATGAAGCAATCTCCGAATCTATACTCTGGCGATCCTCTCCAATAATATCCGTCACCTGTCCGCTTCGCCGAAGGTCTAGCTCTGTCATCTCCTTAACTTCCGCCTCTTCCTTCCCAAACTCCGCAGTTATCGCGTTCCAATCAATAGGCATCTGCATAATGCAATATCTCAAAGCATCCACCAGATCGTCACCGGTAATATCGTCAACCGCTAACGTCAAAAGTTCCAAACAAAGCTTATCAAGCTCCTCATCTCCCGAATCAATCGTCAAAAGATCATACCGAAGCAAAGTGTTAATAAGCTCATCCCCACGAGTCCGAGCCTTATCCGCTTTAAAGAAAGGCTCCCCATTTCTCTCCGCGATAACATAAAAATCCCGCGCTCCGTAATCATACGCGGCAGCCGTCATCTGAATGTTCCCTTTTAATAACATGTATTGATTAAACAAATCCCCCGCTGTAGTAATGACCCCATCACCGCGCCACGCCTTAAATATCCGAACCTTACGACTATTTGCCGACAACTCGCCAAACACAATCGCACTCTTACTACGTCCCGTATTCCCAGAGCCATAGTCAACACCAGCAAAAGCATAAGTCCCAGGCGTAGGTATCCCAAAACACCCACTCGGTGCAGACACTTGGTGCTTATCTCTTCTAAACAAATACCTTAACCCGTCATCCCTGACGAATCTTCCATGCACCCTTTTTAAAACTTCCTGCGGGCTCTTACATCTCGCCTCAAGGGCTTTGATTCTCGGAATAGTCCAATGGCTCTTGGTTCCGTCCATATATTCCAAACAGTCATAGGCTGACACTTGTCGCTTCCACGCGTCGGGGAGTTTCTCTTTTGTGGTACCAACTTCCTCCATACACTCACGCCAAAATTCTTGGCCTTTGGTCGCGGTGAAGACCGCTGAAAAAAACCCGTCTGTTCCTGAAATACGGAACACAACTTCGTCATAAACTTCTACAGGCAACTCCTCATCGGCGGCGATATAATGGGCTGTGATTGTTTGTAGATTAGAAACATTTTGTTCGTAAGATTTGAAATGTATAGTGATACCAGAATTAAATTTTATAGCTATAATTTGTTTAGTAGCATTTCTAACTAAGTGCCAACCATACTCAGCTGAGTCTTTCAAAGGGCCGCGTGGTAAAAACTCGGGTATCCATTTTGTTTCTATTTCCACAGTAGCCACGGGGGCGGAAGGATACATGTAGATAAAGTTTCTAGGCGTTGTCTTCCAAAGCTTGGGCCATAAAGACTTGTTCACAGACCACTCTATCATCTTGCGAATCTGCGTCGAACTTTTCGATAATTGGTTACCAGCTGTAAGTAAACAAATTTTATTCTGTGAATGGAAGAAATCATAGCTCCATTTATAAAACTTAAATGCGAATAAATGAGGTAGGTTTTCTGTAAGAAATACCTCATCCTCTAATTTTTTTACAAGGTCTTTATCGCTCACAGTAAACCTAACTTTTTATTCGTCATCGCAAAATCGCCGTGATATTTAACTGCCGCGAAGTCATAATACACCGCCGCTGTTTTCG